GTCCCTGCATTTTCAACTACAGTAGTCTCGTTAGCAACTGGTGAGTAAGTAACTGTACCTTCAAGAGCTATTGGGGAAGTGTTAGTTCCGTCGCTGACAGTCAGTGTAGCGCCGGTTACATTCGCACCAAGGATGTGATTCCAAAGGGTCTGTGCATTGATACCAAGCTGGATCGTACTTGCGAAGCTGTCCATTGTACCGCCGGAATCAACGTCTATTCCATCAGTTCCTGTAGTCACAATCGAATCTATAACACCACTATTCCCAGTGGGCACACCAAATGCAAAGGCCATTGTCCTTGCCTCAGCAGTCCCACCAAGTGTAACGGCTGCCGTTGGGGTTCCACTTATACCAGAACTATTTACGGCTACTGTGGTGGCCGAAGCGGTTGCAGACTCAATTGTCCCAGCCCCACCTTGTGGCCCAACTGTGCCTGGCGAGGTAACTGTGACTACATTAGTCGTCTTGTTGACTGTTACCTTATTATTGTTCTCTGTGACTGTAACTGAACTCATACCGTTATTTCCTTGGAAAGAAAGACTCTACCCTCTATAATCCTATCTACTGTTGCACCAGAAAAAAGTTCAAGATCGTAAACTGCATTATCAAAGTCAAGGGATGCTGTGTTGGTAGCCGACATGGTTACAATTATATTGTTGCCAGAAGCAGCCAAGGCTATAGATAACGTATTCTTTGGGGAATCCCCAGATTCAGTTGACGCAATTATTGTTCCACCAGTAGATTCACGAATTTTCATTCTTCCAGTGTAACCACTGGAAAGATTAACCACTGCTCCGTCACTGTCCTTGTATGATAGATTGAGAGTGAATGTAGCTCCCTGCTCAATCGTGATATCGTGTTTTCCTGCTGCCATTAATATCCCTGAGCCTCAAGCATTCCGGTTACCGGTTTCTTTGGTTTGAAGGATCGGATTTTTTTCTTTTTCTTACCCTTACCTTTGAGTACCTCATGTTCTGTTAAACCTTGTGCTTTAGCTTCTTCTTCTCGTTTAAGCATAGCCTTTAAATCCTTCCGTGATTTTTTCCCTGTCCTTGTGATTCTCCCTCTTTTCTTCTTTAGTTTCCCTTCAGAGTCCGTCGATATCACCATAGGATCAGCATCATTTAGACGCTTGATTTGCTCTTTAGCTGACCTGCTTCTATTGCGAGTAGTTACTCCGCTGTGCAAATACGTTTTACCTCCTAGTCCTCCTTTATCTGGGTTTTCAAGCCTACGCCAAGGCTCCATCTTTGCCTCAGCTTCCTTTTCCCATCCTTTAGAAGACCCTCGGATTCTTCTATTACTCTCTGCTGTGTCAGCATTAAGTTGATCAAGTCTCCTTTGATATATCTCTTTCTTTTTCATAAGTTCCTATTTATCCTGAATCCGCCTTGGTTACGGCCTTCACTGAGGGCACCGGATGTCATACCCTCCATGTACCTTGCCTGATTGGCATGTTCCATAAACTTATTACGGTACATGCTGGACTTCTCTACATTCTGTAATTTCGATTCCTTCAGCCATGCTCTCTCCAGAGCACCATAAACAATAGCCTCATGCCAGTATGAATTGATGTCTGGTGATGTTGTATCACTGGCTAGTGCACTTGATACCGGTACGCCTCGTATTGTGAGAGTATGGAATACCTTGGCTGTTGCGTCCTTGTCAACATACAGATCCTTGTCTGCCTTTGGCAGGGGGTAAATCCTGAACGAGCTCGCTGTACGATTATTAAAGATAATTGCTTCAATTGGACCGGTCTGAGCTCGCCACTTTGGTGTGTTGTCTACAGTTGAGATTGCTGATGCAAAAGCGTTGGGATGGAATCCCATGGAAGATTCGAGCATAAAATGACGGTAGCCACGAGAAGCTGCGGCTGCATTCAGTTCGGATTCTGTGTGTATGGAAAGTTCCCTGCCATCTATGCTTGCGGATACTATTTCTGCAATTGTGGAGGGTTTGGTAAAAGTGGGGCCTACTCTAAAAACAGAAACAGAAGAATCGGTGACTGTGTCACCAAGGGTTACCCTGTAAGTAAGTGTGGTTGTGGTAGGGATAAGGACAGGGAATGCTCCGTTATACTCAGTGGGGGTACCTCCTGAGACTACAACGACATCGTTTGCGCTGTATGAATGGGCACCACTGAAAGTAATAGTAGCAGTTTTCCCATCAACGGTCAGTGTGCCTGTTTGTGTAGCCTCGCCTATGGGAGTAGTCCCGCCAGGATTAGTGGCAGATCCCTCTGACTGAGGATACTTTGAGATGCGAGTAAACTCTACAAGAGTGTCATCAATGTACTGGTTTATTTCTGCGTCTGTCCAGTGTCTGTTGTCTCTATCTTGTAATGCTGTTTCAACTCGTTCTCTTATTTGTTTGCGATTCATTAATCTTGGTCAAGGTCTATTACCTCGTGACGCTCTTTTGCATCTTCAAGATCCTCTAATGAAACTCCCATTTCATTCCCAGTCTTTGGCCATTTTTTAACAATAAAATTAAAACGCCTGTTCGACCTTGATACTAGGTTGCTCATCAGATTCTTTTGAAAATAGTCGGTAGTGACTGCGTCATTCAGTACGTTTACATGGAGAAGCGTCACTATCCTATCTGTACCACGGGGAATAATTATTGTATTCTCACCATGTGTAACTGGGACAGGGCCCATCTCTGTGTTGTTATGTCCATGATCAATATTGATAACACAATAGCCTTCTGGAACAGGATCTCCCTTTTTCCACTCTCTGGCCATCTTCATGCCGTTTGGCATTATTACCCACTGGCCTTCACCAGCGTCTTGATATGAACTATGTTTTTTACCGTGCTTGGGGATGTGTTCGCTTTTCCCTAATAATCCACCCGCTGTTGGCATATAATCTCCTTATTATAGTTGTTACAGTTAATACCAAACGGGGTTGCCCCCGCTCAGTAAATTACTTAATCTTTAGGTTATTACGCTAAAGTTGATTGTTCCCAAACTACATTGGCATCAAAACGATAGTCTACCCACCAGTACATTGAACCAGAGGTAGGTATCCCAGTTGCAACTACAATAGTAGCAATAACCGGAACCACATATTCTCCCGAAGAAGAATACTCAGTGATGTTAGACAAGGCCACAGTCGCTGAAGATTTATTCATAGGTGGCAATACCATCTGCCCTTCCATTGAATTTTGATTGATTACCATAGTACCAGGTACTAAGGCATCCAAGTCCCAAGCTGCAACTACATCAGCAGCGGCAGTGGCACTTGTTGAATCAGACTGAGATACACCAACTGGATACCCAAACTTATAGGTAATCGCTGTTGAGTTGCCTGCAAATCTTACTGAGGAGCGTAGTTGAATCTGATCGATTCTTGCTCCCATAGGAATGTAGAGCGCACGGGTATAAGTGCCAGTGGCACTCAGATCCGAAAAGGTAACATTGTCATGCTTCGTGCTCTGCCCCACATTGACAATTTTTGTTTTTATAGAGTCCATAGATTTCTCCGAAATTAGACATTTAGGGTATAGGAGCCCCCGCTACGGGGGATCCCGTAGCTGAGGACTACATAAGGTTAGGATTATAAGTTAGTCGCCATGCACTCAATGCGATACATCCACAGATCCTGTAAAATAATACAAGAGTAGAATGTATCCCATGCAACAGTACCACGCTGACCTAAAGGGTCACCAGGTCCTGGGCGGGGCATAACAACTTTGGAGCGGAGAGAATCCATGCCCCCAAGTGTTGCACAACCAATTGCATCGGCTGCAAGGATGATAACGGGATATACATCGGCGTTACCAGAAGAACCCTGAGTACCGCCGGTTGAAACAGCGTATTGTGCATTACCAGAAGCTAACGTGGCTCCTGCATCTGCAAAGGGTACAGCCTGCGTTGTAGTAATGAATCTGACACCTCTTACGGAACCAATTTCACCTTCAATTGCATCGCCAGTTTCACTATATTTTTCAACTGGGACAAATCCGGTAATTGCTTCAATATCCTGACGAAGGTCAGGGTGGCAAATTCCAACAAATGACTCACGAATTGGCTCGGTAGCAATACCAACTGCTGCTTTCAATTTCTTGCGAAGCTTCACGGCATCATTACGCTCTAGCACACGAATTGCTTTCTGTATTAATCCGTCGGATCCCGTAGGAGCAGAGGATTGAGCAGAAGTTAGTGCGGCTAGACCAATTGTAGCATCAACAGTAGCACGACTGGTTCCACCAGCATATGCTGCCTGAGTTCCTGCACGGAAGGTCTTGTAGCTGAGAAAGTCAGTTGTCTCA